TGTATGATGTATCAGGCATAACCGCAGTAAGTATTGACTTAAATACTGTTGCTCTAATACCTGCAGTTACATTCCCATAAAAAATATACTCATCTCCGAAAGTTAAATAATCCATATTTTGAGTGAAAGCAGAATAGGATCCTGTCATTGAATATGTTGTACCGCTATCATAATCCTCTTGAGATATTACAAAAGAATAACCCTGAAGTTGCAACGGATCAATAGTTGTAGAACCACCGCTGTATATTCCATTTCCTGTGTTTAAAGAAATTAACTTCCAAGAGTCTGTATTTAAGTTTCCAGGTTTAGCATATGGATTAGTGTTTACATCTACCTTGTTAACTAGTAATTGCAATTTATTAGCGTTCCAACCTGTTCCTGAAAATGTATCCATCCCAGTAGAGCTTCTCATATAAGGAAAAGCATTTATAGGGAAATTTACTTTTAAATATGAATCTGAAGTTGCAGCAACTTGTGACCCATTTAGTTCAGAATAGTACCCACAAGGCATACTGTATGGATAACCATAAGAAGAACCTGATGAATAAAGATAATCGCTTTCTGTTATGTAAGTTACAAAATATGTATAACCGCTTTTTACAAAAGGCGAAGCTAGTGACTGCGTAAGAGGAAAGTTTGGAGCAGAACTAACATCTAATGTAGTTGGAGGTAGTGTGTAGTTTCTATTTGATTTGAAAGTAATCGCTTGAAGAAGTTCTTGGTCTGTAATTACAATAATTTTAAACTTATGATATACTCTACCAACTTCTAAGCTTGTGCTTGAATTTCCATCCCTAAGTGGTCTATATGAAGTTTGTGCAACTGTATCAAAAACAGTAGGTCCATATTCATCTGTAAATTTACCCCCCCAAGTCATAACTTGACCAGTGTTACCAGCAGTTCTATGCCACATCAATGTTGGGATATCTATAGAAACAGTCCCTTCAACTAATTGTTCAGCATAAGTATTTCCAGTGAAATTATTGGTATAGTGTACAATTCCTAAATTTTTTGTTTCAGAAGAAAAACCTAAAAACTGTTTTGTTCCATTATATTCTATTGACCCATAAGTGGTATATCCACTTATTAACGGCGTTGTGCCTATTTCTGAACTAGTTCTTACAACGTTTAAATTCCAAACTCTAGCATCAGCTGTTGAGGCTGAACCATAATACTGCTGAATACCATCAAACGGGTAAAAGTAAGCATTTGTTTTTTGAGATGATGTTGCTAATGTAGAACCGAAGTTTGGCAAATCTCTATCTAAAGTTACTATTGAAGTTCCTGTATTCGCACTTAATACTCTGTACCAAAGCGATACGCTTGGGTTTGCAGATAAAATTAAATTATCAGAATATGTTGCACCACTATTTTGAATAGTATTCCAAACAACAAACATTAACTCCCCTCCTTGTGGGAAATAAGTCCCACCAGTCATTTCTATAGTATTAAACCCACTTGGTGTTTGAGCTGAATAAGATATAACAGAATGCCCTAAAGTAAAGCCTGAATTTACCATCCAATTGTCTGTATATCCTGAAAAGAAACCTACAGATTCAGTCATAGCAGTCACTATTTTTGTTGCAGACCCAACAGATTGAATTGGTGTAGGATCGCTTCCATCATAATTTTTTGTCAATTGAGGCTCAACATCAATAGGTGATAATATTCTATTTCCGCAACTAAGGTCATAATTACCAGTTCTATCAATGCCATAATTTGTCTCTTTATCAGAGAATACGACTGAACTAAAATTAAGCTGACCTAAAGAAAGCTTTCTTCTTCCAGCGTCAGTTAATTTGATATTTATATATGTTAGCGGCTCTGGCTGTAAATAACTACCCATTTCTGTTTTTTTATAATAAATATTGCATAAAAATTATTATAAAAAGTTATTAATATAAATAGTTTTACAAGAAAAAAGTAATAACCTTTTAGATTCGAATTCTTTTTTGGTAATATTTATAAAAAATAATATTTAAAGTGTCTTCTAATTTTTTAACATTACCTAATACTGCTAACACCTTATCTGTTTTTTACAGACCTGGTGAAGACGCTAGATTGGTGAACTCTAGTTCCCCATCAATTTTTACTTTTGGCGACTTTAGGATATATACAGATAACGCTTCTGAACCTTTGAGTTCTGAAACTTTAAATTTAAGTTTTGGAAGTTTTTCTACCCTTGAAAGTCTTGATGGTGTGAATTTAAAACCACCAACCTCATATAGTGTATCTCCTAATGAGTTAAATCTAAACCCTTCAGATTCATATTCTTATGCATATTTTGGCTCTTTTTATACAGAGGTTGCAAATGCGATAAATACTATTACTTCTAGTTTTCCATACGCTGCTTTAGCTTATGATGGAGGTACAGGGACAACGATATATGATTATACACCTAGCTATAACAATATTACAGGTCAGCGCTCTGCTACGTTTAAAATACCTTATTCTGTTTTAAAAAACCAAGGCGGAATTATTATAAACTCAGGAAGCTCAATAGGATCTATTTCTATAGCAAGTGATTATAGTCAATTTGCAATACAAATGAGCTCAACCACTAGTTCTGCTCAAACTCAAGTGTTAGAGATAAAAGGTTTCTCATTCTCGTCTAACACAACTCCTTATTTAGAATTTTCAACGAATGACTTCTTAGAGGGAGTTACAGGATCAACAAGTTCTCTTCCGATATATATTAGACCAACAAAGCAAAGATTGGCAAATTTTAAATTCCAATTATCAGAATTGGAGTATAATATGTTGTATGGTTTTACATTAAAAACTTTAGATGTAGAAAACGATAGAGATGAGATAGATAATAAATTTTTATGGCCCACAACAATAGACGGTTTTAACCCAGATACTTACGGTAGCTCTTTCGAATCGTTTAAGAAATCAATGTTAAAATCAGCAGCTGATACAGATGACGCAAAAACAAATATTTTAGTAAAAACAGTAATACCTGAAAATTATTTAGAGCTAGATTCTGAACAACAAATCTATGCCAGTCTTGTTCAAACTTATGGTCATGAGTTTGATGAGATTAAAAAATATATAGATGGTATAGCTTTTGCTCATACAGTTACATACAATAAAATTGAAAATGTCCCAGATAAATTTTTAAAGAAATTAAGTAGCCTGCTTGGATGGAAGCTGTCTGATAGTTTTAGTGAATTAGACCTGTTTCAATATTTAGCAGGAAACGCAGATGGAGAAAATAATTCTTTTTCATATTATAACCTAGAGATATGGAGAAGGATTTTAATAAATATTAATTGGTTATATAAAAGAAAAGGAACAAGAGATGCGATACAATTTGTCTTTAAATTGTTGGGTGCACCTGAATGTCTTTTAAAGTTTGATGAGTTTGTTTATAAAATAAACAAATCAGTTTACCAGGATCAAACTGCTTCTAATAATTTTAATTTTTCTACCACTCCAAATCAGACTGCGCCAAACGTATTTGCTGTAGACCAAGATAAAATTAATGAAAATGGATATATAAACTACAGCGTTTCAAATTACATTTTTCAAGAAGGTGGTTCTAAGAGAGGTAATGGAGATGTTTATATAAATCAGTGGAAGCCAGAGTTCGATCCTTTAATTGAGGTTGATAATGTTAAAATTGTAGTTGGAGATAGTAATGTTTTCGGTTCTGAAGATACGATAAATACAAAAGAGGTAAATATAAGCCTAGATCCTGCTCAGGCAATAGAATGCGATGTATTCCAATTTTACCAATTGAGCGGAACCTGTTGGTTGTGGGGTAGTATGGCTCCGCCTTTTAGTTCTCTTACGGTTCCATTTGAATATTCTGTAGATTGCGATACAATTCAACCTGATTATATTACAGGGATGACTTTTTCTCAATATATTGAGCATATTTACACAAATTCAATAAACCCTAGAGATAGAAAAGTTTTAGGTCATAATAATACATCTTCTTTTTATCCAACACTTAGAAATGCCTATTTAAATTATTATTTATGGAGTAATCCACAATCTCACAGATTAACTTTTCATAAATTACAACCATTTCTAGATTTAATAGAGGTAAACTTTAATACTTATTTTGAACAAGTTATTCCAGCTACAACTATTTTTGACAGTCAAGGTACCACAATAAGAAACACAGTATTTAATAGACAGAAATTTGTTTACAAACCAGGGTTAAACGATGGCTCTGAGTTTAGAACCAAATTGGAAGCATATGAGCCAAATATTGCGGTTATAAATTTAACAACAAAAGTAAATGACCAAGTTAATTTAAACATAAAAAACCTGGACATTGATATGATTGTTGTTGAAACGATAAATGGAAATGTAAGCCACCCATCTATTCAAATGATTATAAACCCTAACTCTCTTGTTTCTGGATTAGCTGGATATTCAGTAGGAGCAGGTTCAAATACGAGTACTACACTATCAACAGCTCAACAGAATCCACCTACACTTATAAATCCACCTTCAGGTTTCTTTGCGTTTCCTTAAAATAATTAATATATGTCACTACCAGAAAGAATAAATTATTATACAACAGCAGGGGATAACAACTCTCAAATACAATCGTTTTATAGTAACTATTGGGCTCAGTCCTATGGAGGTCGCTTACCAGTTTTCCAACAATCCATACCTACATACATTACTGTTGGTGGAACGTCAGAGTATTATGGTCAAAACCCTTTAAGCGTATTTACAAATCTTTCTAGACCTTTTATTAGATATACATTTACTGCTGATACAAGCGCAATAGTTTCTATAGATAAGGTAATTCATAGAGTTTATAAAATAAACTATCCTACTTTTAAAAATTTTCAAATAGAACAACCAACTATTTCGGTTGAAAGGGAAGTTAGAACAAGAGACGCTATGTCTAAACCAGAGTCAACATATTTACAAAAGAGCAAGGAAAAATTAGGGGCTAACCCTCAAATAGATTTTGTTAGAGCGTATGACCAACCGCTTACAGAAGAAGATGCTAAGTTGTTACAGCCACTATTAAGCACACCATATCAGACGTATACAGGAAGTACAAGCGGTATAACAACTAATATTTATGATTTTTATCCTGACCAATACTCTAAAAGTATAGGTCAGTTTAAGCAAGAGCTTTTTGAGGATAAAGCTCAATATTTTATTGAGACAGAATTTTCTTTTAATATTGATAGAAATCTAGGTTATGAAAATTATTATTCATATGTTGATGGTAATTTAGTTGAACAAGTCTGGAATGATACCTTTAGTTTCACCACAAGTGATCCTACACATATAATTGAAGAGGGTGATTTTAAAGGATTAGAAGTTAAGGGTGCATACTTTACCTACTTTACTGTACCTAACAAACCAACTTTAGAATATCCTTATGTTGAAGGTGTGTTAAACACTTTTGCGCCAGAGTTTTTTTGGTCAGAGGGTGAAGAATCTGATGAGTATTTAATTCAAATAACTTACAATACAGGAGATACTAGTTTTTCAGGAACTGTTTTTAATTACCCAATTTCAAAAACAGATGAAAATAAGCATTTCGCAGAAAGTAAAGTCAAACTACCAGATTCAGAGTTTTTATCTAGTAAGTCAATTAGAAGTGCTTCTATACCAATAAAAGGTAGTAGTAGTGCGTTTTTATATAGAGTTGGAAATGTTAAATATATAGAAAATATATTTGGAGTTCGTCAATTTGTAGTTACGTTTTCGGACACAAAATCTGCTATAACTCAATCTGAAGCAGTTAAAGTTTTCGTTAAAGTTCAATCTGACAGCCCTTACACAGAAACAGTTTCTGAATATACAACACCTGAATCTATATTAGTAGAAAGCCCTTTGGGTGAATATATGTTGAGTGGTTATGTTTCAGGAAGTATAGTTAGTGGTGCAACCATACAGTTAACTTTCCCAAATTCCGCTTTCATTACCACAACAACAGATTTAATAGGTTATTTTGAGTTTAATCAACTAGAGGAGGGTAATTATAGTATAGCCACTAATTATCGTGGATATGCTGAAGATTATAGAAGTATTTATTTATCTGGAGATACAGCTTTATCTATAGAAATGGAAATACAATGGGATAATATATATGACCAATGGATTATAAAAGAAAGCGATATAATTAATTATTAAAAAACTATTTATTAAAAAAATAAAAAATGATTGGAGAATTAATACCTACTGGAGTTACGTTTGGAACTGGAAGAGTTTCTTTAAATAATCAATTTAGCGGAACTGCAGATTTTAATATTGTAAAAATAGCTGGAAATTTATCTGCAGGAACTAGCGGTGTAATTTATTCTGGTGGGACTGATTTGTATAATATATTCACTTCAGTTAACTCTTTAGTTTGGTCAGCTGGCTCTGGATCTAATTCTGTTGTACAAATTGGAGGAGCTAATGTTTCTAGTGGTATAACCTCTGTAGCTGAAGGCTCTCAAACAGTGGCTGGGGGTGATTACTCACACGCTGAAGGTTATCAAACAACAGCTATAAGCGGTTATTCACACGCTGAAGGTTTCCAAACAACAGCTCTTAATCTCGCTTCGCATTCTGAAGGCGCAGAGACAACTGCTATTGGAGATGCTTCACATTCAGAAGGGTATATAACAACAGCTATAGGTGATAATTCTCACGTTGAAGGTAAAGACAATATATCGTTTGGTAATTTTTCACACGCTGAAGGCAGAGGTACAATATCTAGTGGAATCACATCGCACGCTGAAGGTCAAGATACAAGAGCTATTGGTGATTTTTCACATGCTGAAGGTTCTCTTACAACTGCTAATGGTGGCGCTTCACACGCTGAAGGCCAAAGTACAATAGCTAGCGGTCCACGTTCACACGCTGAAGGATGGTCGTCTATAGCATTAGGTGCTGCATCGCACGCTGAAGGCTATCAAACAACAGCAAGTGGTGTTTATTCACACGCTGAAGGAGAAAATACGACAGCTAGTGGTAATTTTTCACATTCAGAAGGTCAAGGTACGATAGCTAGCGGAAATACATCGCATGCTGAAGGTTATCAAACAACAGCCACTGGGATAACATCACATGCTGAAGGGTATTTAACAACAGCCAGTGGTGACTATTCACACTCAGAGGGGCAGTATGCCATAGCTAGTGGTTATACATCACATGCTGAAGGTACAAATGTAAAAGCGTTTGGTGATTATTCTCATGCAGAGGGATATTTCACAACAACAATTGGTCTTTATTCACATGCTGAAGGTTATTATACAACAGCTAGCGGTGACTATTCGCATGCTGAAGGTGAAGGCTCAGTAGCTAGCGGAAATACATCGCATGCTGAAGGTTCTCTTACAACTGCTAGTGGGGCTTTTTCTCATTCTGAAGGTCTAAGTACAACAGCAAGTGGTGTTTATTCACACGCTGAAGGGGAGCACACAACAGCTAGTGGTAACTTTTCACATTCTGAAGGTAGTACTACAATAGCTAGTGGTAACTTTTCACATTCTGAAGGTAGTGCTACAATAGCTAGTGGAGTTTATGGTCACGCTGAAGGCGATAGTACTATAGCAAGTGGTCTCGGATCACATGCTGAAGGTGGTTATGGTACTGCTAGTGGTGGTTATTCACACGTTGAAGGTGGTTATGGTACCGCATCTGGTAGATATTCACATACTGAAGGTGGTTATGGTACCGCTAGTGGTGATTACTCACATGTTGAAGGTGGTAACTCAATAGCTAGCGGTGATTATTCACATGCCGAAGGTAATAACACAACAGCTAGTGGTGCTACTTCACATGCAGAAGGGGAAAATTCAATAGCTAGTGGAACTACATCTCATGCTGAAGGTCGTAATACAACAGCTATCGGTGACTATTCACACGCCGAAGGTTATTATACAACAGCTATTGGGACTGATGCACACGCAGAAGGTAATAACACAACAGCTATAGGTGGTTCTTCACACGCAGAAGGTTTATATACAACAGCTAGCGGTTTACGTTCGCATGCTGAAGGAGGTTATACAATAGCTAGTGGAAGTAGATCGCATGCTGAAGGTAGTGATACAATAGCTTTTGGGTATACATCACATGCTGAAGGTCGTAATACAACAGCTAGCGGTAACTATTCTCACGCTGGTGGATACCAAACAATCGCAAGTGGTTCGTCTTCTTTTGCTCACGGACTTCAATCTTTGGCTGGAGGTAACGGAACTGTTGTTTTAGGAAATTCAATTACAGGATATACAGACAACACTTTATATATTAATAAATTAACAGCAATATCAATACCATCTTATGCTGACGATTCAGCTGCAGGTTCTGCTGGGTTAACTAGTGGGGATATTTACAAAACAAGTGGTAGTGGAAGTGCTCCTTTGAATGTTGCTGGGATTTTAATGATTAAATTATAATCAAACAGTTTAATAAGATTCAAAAAATATTATTTTAATATTTAAAAAAAATAAAGATGGATAATATAGTAGAGGCTATAAACGAATTAATTAAAGGCATCAACACAGCATATTCAAGAGGTGCGTATACAATGGCTGAATCGCATGACTTGCACAAAGCTATAGAGTTTATAAAAAAAAGCGCAAGCAATACACAGCGTGATGATTCAGATATTTATGCTGATGAGAATAAAGATTATTAAGCTGAATGTATGATTCACAAAAAAAGACGATTATTAATCGTCTTTTTTTGTGAATTTAATTTTATATAAATCATCGTCATCACCAAGTGGAAATTCATTTTGTTCAAACTCATATATTATAAAATTATCATCTTCAGTTTTTGATACATTTTCATTAAATAATTTATTTGTAATAAACTTTTTATCATTCTCTTTAATACCAGCCAAAGACATAAATCTTTTTGACTCGTTTTTCAAGTTCTCCACTCTTTTTAATTTTGAATAATAATCTGGCAATTCATTCATATGAGCCATTACTATTTTAAAAGTCGCCTCTGGATCATCGTTTGTTATGTCGGTTTGAGGATTTAAAGTTCCATGCTCCAATTCAACTTCCATACCCATAACTAATTCTTTGATGTCAAACTTGCTAATATCAATATTGTTTTTTTTAGCAATTCTTTTTATAAGTTCTTCAGTGTACATAAGTGTTTTTTTTATAATAAATAGTGAAAAATTATTTACCCCACTGTGCCCATTTAGGTGTGTAGTGAATACCTACACCCATTTGAGGTCCAAATAAAACTTGATTCGTTTGTAAATTTACAGAGGCTCCATATCCAACATTAAATCCTACACCCCAAACTTTTTTTCCTCCTTTTTGTTGTTTTTTTATTAAATCTTCCTCTAAGATATCATAAGCCTCAAGCCCTGAAAAGGTAATTCCTGGATAACTCGTATTTACAGCTACTTTAATTTTTTTTGTTTTTGGATCTTCAAATAAACCTAGTTTTATATTTATTTGTTGTTCCAAATCAAAAGTTCCTGCGCCTGGGTTTATAACAAACGTATAAGGTAGTTTTTTGTAATCGACTGGCATAGAGTCTGCTTTATTAAAAAACTTACTAGAATAAGGAAAAAATCCAGAAATTTTTCTATAATTATTATCAGGATATAAAGTTTCAAAAGAAAATTTGAAATCTCCTTTTCCGTTTTCATCTACACTTGCCGTAACAGGTATTTCTCTTATTGTTTCTTTAATAAGCAATGGTTGGTTTATGATAACTTTTGGTGGATTTTTTTTAAAATCATCAAATCCATCCAATAAGTGTTTATAATTTGCATTAAGTTCATTTAGTGTTAATACAAAACCTAGTCTTTCAGCCCTAAATATAGAATCATTTCTTTTGTAGTGTTTAACAGAATCTTTTTCTGCTTCATAATTATTTTTATTTCTTTGGTTTTCAGCTTCTTTGTTGTCAATCTCTTCTCTCAAATTTGAATTGCAACTTTTTTGCATTAGTATGGTTATGATGAGAGATGCAGTTACAACAAACCACATAATCTGCCTATTCTCAGGCTTTGCAAGGTATGAGAATATTTTTTTTAAAACATCTAAAAAAACCATAAACTATTTTTTATTTATAAATAGTTTACTAAATGTATCTTTTGCATCAGCCTCAGAAAAAGACTCTTTATCTTTTGAGTCTTCACTACCTACAAGCGTTTCCCCTCTTTTAATCTCAAGTCTGGTAGGTGCTCCTATTTGCTCAAAAATATCATCCACAATAGTCTGTACGATATCGTGAGATATAATTTTAAGTGCATCACCTTTAATTTTATCAGACATATAATCATCATTATGCCAGCGAGCAATTTTAGTGTACACATCTAAAACGATTTTCGTAACATCAATTTCCAATTCTTTTTTTTCTGTTTTGTTTTCCATTGTTTATTTTTATTAGATTTTCAATTATTTCATCTTTTAATTTATAAATTACACTTTTAGCTCCATCAAACTGCTCAACTTCAAAAGTGTTTTTATTTTCTATTTTAATGCTTTTTTTAGACCAGTTTTTTTTCACTACTTTTAATGGTATTCTACCTTTTTCAATTTCTTCTATATTGTTGTAAATGTTTTTAATTTCATAATCAACACAATCATGTGTCAATGTTATTCTTATTTCTTCTTTTTCTAAGTAAACTATATATTCAAATAGTGAATGAAATTTTGGCGGATTTTCATTCATATTTATAGAAAACATAGTTTCTTTTCCTTTTTCGTATTTATAAATGAAACAGAAAAATTTATTTTTATTAAATAATATTTTTCCTTCTTTATTGTAAATTTTGAAAATGTTCATGTTTAAATATATTAAAAATAGAAAGAAATAACAAATAATGGAAAAACAACAGGTAAATATAATATTACAATCTTTATTAGCAGATTTATTTTGTAAGAATTATTCAGAGCTATCAGAAAAAGAATTGCGTCACATAAATAAGTATGTTGACTACGATTTTTTACCTGACAGAATTTTATCTGATAACGACGAGCTATATGAATATATAGATTGGAATCGTATATCTAAAATGAAAGCCATAAGATTAGTTTCTAAAAATTTTGATTTAACTAAATATATAAACCTTAAAAAATATGATTACAAAGTTAGAGAAATTTTTTGGTTTATAAAATCAGACTATATGAGGTTATTTGATTTTTTTAGCTTTGATTTAACTAAATGCTCACATGAAGATGTTTATCTTCTGCTTTGTTTAGGGGAAGAATATTTTGAAAAAGCATTCGATTTAGAACGATATAAATTTTCTTTTATAGAAACTATGGACATTATTAGAGCATATAAATATAGAAGAGATATAATATTAAAATTAGATTATGAAAAATTAAAAAATTACCAATATACTGAAATAATCAGTAATATGGGAGAAGAAGTTGTGGATTTATTTGATATAGATGAGTTATCCACATTAAATTGGTTGGAGCTTTTAAATTATCAGCCAGATCTTATAGAAATATGTGATACTGAAAAATTTAAAAAGGGGGATTTATTCAACCTTATTCAGTTGGTTATATTATTTGAAACCCCTGATTTATCTTATCTTATAGAAGAAATAGATAAAAAAGAAATAAGCGCATTTGGATGGGAAAAGTTGTTAATTTGCAACCCTAATAAGTTTACTGATATGTGTGATTTTGGAAAATTAAATGAAGATAATTGGAGCAGGATATCTAGGTATAGACCTGAGCTTATACCTTATAAGCTATAAAAATTTTTGGATTTTACCTTTCCAGGTTTTTAGTTTTGACATAACATCATCAATGATTTTCAGCCCATCTTGGTATTCGTCATTTTCTATGTTTTTCAACAAGTCTGTTAAGTCTCCTTTTAATGTCTTAGCTTCTTCTTTCCAATCAGCTTTTTTGCTCAATATAGCATCAAATTCATTAAGCTCAACTTCCTCTTGAATCATCTCTCTGATAAAGCTTCTAAGTTTTTTATTTTCCATTTTTGAGTGGTTTAAATATAAATAGAATAAAATTTTAATTTCTTTTAATCTAGTCTTTTATTATATTTGTAAATATTTATATATATAATAAAAGTATGAATTTTAAAGACAAATTTGATTTCTGTTTAATACATAATCCTTATGACTTAGAGGGAAAGTCTTTAATTTTTATCACAGCTAGAGGTTTAGAGTATATCGATGAAACCATTACAATTGATGAAGATTATAGAAAGGTAAAGTCAATATTAGAAAATAATGGAATGGCTGAAATTGAGTTTTGCTCTTTCGAATCTATTTTAGAAATAGATGATGAAATGCTCATAGTTAACCTAGAGGATATAGGTGTTAAATACAGCAAATCACTAGAAATAAAGATTTCAAAAGAAATGATAGATTTAAAAAGCACATATTCTTCATTTACTTCTGAAGTAATTTATAACCCTTATGGATTCTCAGATTCAAATAGCATTATGAATGTTGATTTGACAAATATTAAAATACCTCAAGTCGGAGATAAATTATCATTGTTTTTTTATTTATTCCTAGAATGTCACTTTATAAACGATGATGATTGTATATTACTTTTAAATGGTGAGTTTTATACAAATGAAAACAATCACTTTAGGAATTTTTTAAATATAGCAAAATCAGATTTTATTAGAATTGAATCAGACACTCCAAACGTAATAGTTTTGCAAAGTGTAAAAAAGTACAAAGATTTTGCTAGTGAGGTTGATTTGCTACATAGTGGAAATTTTAAAATGGTAAAGCCATATACTACAGATGAAGGCACTAAAGGCTATAAAGCTAAAGAGTACCAATATAATTTTGTAGAGATAAAGAAAAATATAAACCCAGAGCAACATATCGTCATTCAAGTCAGTTTAGATGGTTATTTAAATCAAATGTTTGAGAGATCTAAGGATATAAAAAAGGAAAATTTAAAATTTAGGAGAAAAACAATATCCACCAATTCTATAAAAAGCAAAGTTGATAAAGTAAAAGAGAAACTTGAGCTAAAAATGATTGATTCTGCTGAAATGGACCATTACGAAAGAGCTTCTTACTTCAAGAGAAATATCAATTTGCTTGAAGATAAGTTAAGATTAGTAAATGGTATGAATGAGGATAGTATATCAATTGCTAAGTATATGAAAATCTTCACTCTTAATTAATTAAATAGAATTATTTTGTTGCATTATTTAGTATAATTTCGCTTGTTTTTATTTTGAAATTTATTTATATTTGTAATAAAATTTAACATGAATTATAAAGAATATCAAAACTTAGCCTCAAAAACATTTGCTGAAGCTGGCGATGAAACACTAAATTTACTTCATTGTGCAATAGGTGCTTCTACAGAATCAGGGGAGTTATTAGATGCTTTTAAAAAACATATTTACTACAAAAAAGAATTAGATGTTGTAAATATAGGAGAAGAAATAGCAGACATTCAATGGTATTTATTTAACTTATGCAGACTTTTGGATTTGGATATGGAACAACTTCTAGAAGCAAATATTGCAAAATTAAAAGCCAGGTATGGAGAAAAATTTTCTTCAGAAAAGGCTATAAATAGAGATTTGGATACAGAAAGGAATATTTTAGAAACAGGCGTTATTTCTGAAAATCGTGATTTAAAAACAGGCGGTATGAAACCTCCTAAAAATAGCTGGATTTCGTATTCAGAAACACTGTCTTCTCAAGAAAAATCTAAATTAAAAAATGAAATGCTTGGTTTGTTAGAAACAGAAAAGATAGTTGATGTTAAAAAAGAAAGTTTGTTTAAATTATCAGATGTGGAAAACGCATTCAGTTATTTAGAAGAATTTGATGGTCATTTAAGTATTAAATTATTATCAGACTATAGTCAATTGGAACAGGCGTCAAATTTAACAAACTTCGATCTATCTGAATATAAAAATAGGCTAGAAACAGTAAAAAATATAGCCTTAATGGTTTGTGACTTTAATGTTTCTTCTGATTTAAGCAGGTTTATTGTTATGTTGGAGTTTAATCAACTCCTTGGAAGTTTAAAGTTGTTAAATGTGTTTGCAAATAACCAAGCTGTTTTGAATATGCCAACAGAAACACGTGATGAATTATATAAATATTTAAATACATATGGAATTGAAAAATAAACAACTTGAAGAGTTATTAGATATATTCGAGTCAGAATTGAGAGAAATATTGAAAAAATACATTTGGGAATCAAACACTCAAGAGGTTAGGTCTTTGATAATAAAAGATATACAACAAACTTTTTTTGATAATAAAATAACTGCAAAAGCAAAAGTTATTGATAATACTACTCCAGGGTTAGTAGATATGAATATGTTTGATTTTAAAATAAAAGAAGGTAGAAAAAAATATACTTTTGTTGAATATATAGAAAAGATATTCATCACATTAAATAGCGAAAACAATAAAGATGAATGAAATTGAAGAATTGATAAGTGGGTATTATCCTTTATCTAAAGAAGCACTAATGGTTGTTGAGCAATCTTTAAAGTCCATCGGTTCAAATACATTTATAGATTATAATTCTGTAGAAATAGAAATAGTTCCAGTTTTTATAGCAAAGCTATTAAATAGACTAGAAGCTGGTGGTTCGGTTATTAATTTTGTAGAAATGCCCCAAAAGACTTCTGTGTATAAATATTCATATTTACCTAAATGTGTTTCAGACAGTATTCCGATTAAACATACAGAAGAAGAAATTATGTCGATTGCTATTAATGATATAGTCAATGTAAACAAAGGTAAAACTATGGATTTATTCAGTATCTCAATTGCTGTAGATAAAAAATCGTATAATTTTTTAACTTACTTAACAGGTAATATAAATGAATAATCTAGACAAATCATATCAAGCACTTCTCCAAGATATCCTAGATATTGGTGTGAAGAAAGAAGACCGTACTGGTACGGGAACGATATCAGTATTCGGAAGGCAAATCAGACATAAGATGTCTGAGGGATTTCCATTGATTACATCAAAGAAGATGTATTTTAAGGGTATTGTAACCGAACTATTATGGTTCTTGCGTGGTGATACAAACATTAAATACCTTGTTGATAATGATTGTCATATTTGGGATGGTGACGCTTATAAGAATTATGAGAAAAAATATGAAAATATTATTAAAGAACAATTTGAAAGTTTGGGTATCCAAGAATCAAATAATTTAGATTGGGCAAAATTAAATCCGCCCCTTACACAAGAAGAGTTCATCAACAAAATCAAAACAGATGATGAGTTTGCTAAAAAGTGGGGTGAGTTAGGTCCTGTATATGGTAAGCAATGGAGAAGTTGGGAGCACAATACAGGTGATACTTGGACTGGGATGAAACACAACCAATCAATTAAAACTCAAATAGACCAAATCGCAAACCTAATCAACGACCTTAAAACAAACCCAGATTCTCGTAGACTGATGGTAAACGCTTGGGCAGTTCACGATTTACCAAAAATGGTTCTTCCACCTTGTCATTATGGATTTCAAGTTTATACAAGAGAGTTGAGTAGTGATGAAAGATACAATTTATTATCGGAATCACAAAAGAAAAACTTTATTATTGCAATGAGACCTATGATGTCTCCTGATGATAAGTATGATGAAGTTCATTATACGATAGATAATTACTACGAACATATCCCTAAACGAGCAATCTCTTTAATGTGGAATCAACGTAGTGTTGACACAGGATTGGGGTTGAGTTTTAATATTGCATCATATTCTTTACTTCTTATGATGATTGCCAAACAAGTTAATATGGTTCCAGATGAAGTAATTGGTAGTTTAGGGGATGTTCATTTATATCTTAATCATATTGAACCAATTAAAGAACAATTAACGAGGGAACCATATCCACTACCAACAATAAAAATATCTGATAGGGTCGTTAATGATATTTCAGAATATACTTTGGGTGATATTATTTTAGAGAACTATCAAAGTCATCCAACTATAAAAATGCCACTCTCAAATTAATTTTTAGGACTACCTTTTAACTTTTGGTATTTTATTGATATTTATATTAAAAGGTAGTCCTATGGTTGGTATTTATATAATTAAAAATTTGTTGAATAATAAGTGTTATTATGGGTCATCTAAAAATATTGAAACTAGATGGTTAAAACACAAAAATGAATTAAAAAAAGGTAAACACATTAATATAATATTACAAAGAGCTTGGGATAAATACGGTAGTGACAATTTTTCTTTTGAAGTTGTTGAGGAGTGTGACGAAAATATTCTACTTGAGAGAGAGCAATATTATTTAGACTTAAACCCTCATTATAATATTGGCTTAAAATCTAGCGGGGGTGATAACTTAACTAAAAACCCCAACAAAGATATTATAATAAATAAAATGACTAATTCAATTAGAGATAGATATAAATCAATGACCGATGAAGAAAAAAAAGAAAAACACTCAAAACCAATGGATAAAAACCCAAATTGGAAAGGTGGAGTTAGCTATAATTATTGTGAATGTGGTGTGAAAATAAAACCAACTAATAATACTTGTATAAATTGTAGAGATATAAGCGGTGAAAACAATCCTTTTTTTGGTAAACAACACTCAGGGGAAACTAAAAAGAAATTAAGCGAGATTAGAAAAGGTAAAAAACCAACAAATATGAAACAGGTTATAATTGATGATATTATTTATGAAAGTTTGGCAGAAGCGTCAAGGCAAACAGGTATTCCATCACCGACTATTTTGTGGAGAATAAACTCTAAAAATAAAAAATACGAAAAATACTTATCAAATTAAAAATTATGGAAGATTACAAATCAGAGGAGTCATTATTCATAGGCTACAAATCCCCAAAATGTGTAGGTGGATATCGACTTGGTAAAAAATTGGAAGGATCAATTCAATTTAATTTATGTTATAAACCAAATTGGTTTCATAGAAAGTGTATGCAAATATTTCTTGGATGGCATTGGTGTGAAGAAAATACAACTGGTCTAATAGAAAGTAAATTATAAAAAATGAAAAGTAAAACAGAAAAAAAAGAAATCACTCAAGAAGAGATTCAAGAAATTGAAAGATTAACTGGAGGAAAAATTGGGACTCACACATTTGGCCCAAACAATGAGCATACGCTAGAAAATTCATTTTTATCTCTAGATGGAGAATACATTGGTG